CAATTATATTAAAGGGCATATTGCTGTAATCCCATATTCCAAGCCCCAATACAATATTCAAAATGTATCCGGAAAGGAACTCAATTGCAGTTATCCCGACAGCACAGATAAACATCTGTTTCCATATGAGCATATCCCATCCTAGAAATTCATTTATCGAACCACAAAACAAGAAGCAAAGCCCTCCAACCAGTACCATAGGCAGCGAGCTGTACCCTCGCCATATCAGTTCGATCATGTAGTAAATCGTACCTCCTATAGCGAAAAGCACAGCGTTTCTGCCTATGGTTTTCAGAGTATTCATTTAACCTCCTTGTCGGCTGCCATTTCGGCCAGATAGTCCTTTAAAACTTCGGACTGATATTCTTCCGGGATCGGTGCTCCGTATTCAATCTTGGCGATTTCCGAAGTTTTGGAGCAGCCTTTGATCCACATGTTCAGTGAATTCCCATAGGTTGTGTGATAGCTTTTGAACTCCATTGCACCATTAATAATTTTCTGCATGTCTTCGGCAGAATAATAACGGCAAGGATTTCCGTCCTCGTGGTATTCCAGTTTTTTGATGCCAGCGGTCAGCTGAGCCTGTTTTCCAAAGAGATTTAGCTGATCTTCATCTTTAAGGCTAAAGTGTTCCTTTCCAGACGAAATATCAATGTCCGTTCCTGCAAAAACTGTGCTCTGGCAGATCTGAGATATCTCCTTTTTCTTTTCTGCTCGGTATGTTTCAATAGAAAGATAATCAGCATTGCAGCCTTCTTCTTTGTCTTTCAACTGATCGAACCAAAAATCAAGATCTGCAACTATCTCTTCCTTAGGAACAACACCTGCAGATACTTTAAAATAGATTTCATCAGCTTCCATACCCTGTGGTCCTTCATCTTTTTCCGGAAGCTGGACTTCGTTCTTACGAATCCATACATCAGCGGAACCATCTGGAAGAACAGCATATGTAATGTTTCCTTGTGATTCCGGGCTATTCGTTTTATGCATAATTCAATTTCCTCCACTTCTTATAATATTTTTCCATAGCATAGCTTTTCTGTTTCGCATAACGGCTGATTATATTTTTAGCCATCGAAATAAGTTGATCCCAACATTCTGCAACCCTCACAAGAAAGGAGTCTGTTGTTACAAACCAACCGTTATATGCTATGGTACTCATGGCGAATTTACTACCTATAATCTTTTTGTTCTTTATTTTTTTCGCAAATCTATGAATTTTCCTGCGAGCCTTTAGGAATATTGATGCTCTTATTCTTGTTGACACATTCCGTATTGTCACTGTTTTTCCGGAATAACATCTTTTGATTAAATTCTGTCCATGGAACACAAGCCCCATATAGTCTAAATCCCTTCCTTTTTGTTTTCCGTTTCTGTCAACATAACCTGTACGAAATAACGACCAGGAATCTTTGATCTTTAGACAGAGTGTAGATTTTACGAATTCAATAACAAGCAGCATTGCCTTATGAAGATCTTTCTTATTAGAGCCAAAAAGAATGATATCATCCATCTGAATCATGATATGATAAATCAATCTTTTTCTTGTTGTCTTCCCTCGTCTGGTCTTCATTTCATAAAGTTCATTTGTGCAATAATGGTACAAATAAGATAGATAATAATTGCATAGATCTTTCGACACCGGAGAGCCTATAAAAATCCCATGTTTGCAATCTTTCTCTTTGTTCTGCACCTTTGCTTCAGAATACAATCCAATCAAAGTCTCAAACAAGTACAACAACATATCTGACTTTCCTAAATCTCTTCGAAGAAATTCTAATATTTTATCATGTGACATAGAAGGATAGCATTTTTTAATGTCTGACTGAACGCAATATTTGGTTCCTTCCGGATCACGCGACATCCATCGTTCGATGTATTTTTTACCGTAAGCTTGTCCTCTTCCAGGTATTGATGCAACTTGAAAAAGTCCGACTTTTGCCGTCCACAACTCATCTGCCGCTTCCTTGGCCAACACCTCATATAGCTGCATGATCATCTTTTCAAGTCCTAGCGTTCTAATTTTTCCGCTCATTCCATCTACTATATCAACATTTTTCACAAGTTTCTCTTCCGGAACTACCATATAGATATGTTCCCTTACAGTTCTGGTCTTCAAATGCCACGACATTTCATACGCAATCTGATCGATCACAGATGCTACAAATTCCGGTGAATTCTCCAACCGCCTTCTAGCCTCATTTTTACTTATGCTTCCATAGTAAGCAAAAATACTCGGCATATTACCATTTTCTAGCTTGTCATATATAAATGCAGCTATGTATTTCCTGATGAAATTTTCGCCAGAAATATCCATTCTTCGGCAATATGTCTTCATTACCAGTCCTCTTTCTTTCTGTGTTCAAGAGCTTTCGGTTTTACTACTAACCCCCACCTGTGTCCACTTCCGCCACAGGGTCAGCAGTCAGTTTCCTGACCGCCGATGCTGGTGCTTGAATTTCGGGCATTCCGCCCCCGCCATTTTAGGGCTGTCTCAAAGGACAGCGAAACACGCTACACATCAAAATTCTCACAGAAATTCGCGCGGCATAGTTCCACCAGCTGTTACCGAGCCCGTTGTTCAGGTTCGCATACCACCGGCCCGCGTTAGACCCGTTGTTCAGGTTGCCGCCGGAAAGCCACTGCCAAACGTAGCGTGAGTCCGTATGATTTTAAAACGCCCCGGCTACGCCGGGAAATAAAAGGGGAGTTCCCCTCTTGCCATTCGGCAATTCACCCCCTACGCTGCTGCTTTCGCACAGCGTCCAGAAGCAGAAAGACGCGCGGCAAAGCCCCACCAGCTGAGACCGAGCCAGTTGTTCAGGTACGCACACCACCGGCCCGCGTTAGACCAGTAGACCAGGGAGCCGCCGGAAAGCCACTCTCTTAACCCGTCAGAAGTCTGATCAAGCTTGTCGGTGTACTGTCCATCTGCATATCCGGTACTGGATGATGCTGCCACTTTCGTTCCATGTCTTACAGATGGGTTCTCTGGATCATAGCCAAGTTCACTGATGTATTTCCAACTTGCCTGCGTATCTGCAATGCTATATCCACACTCAACATAATCCGAGGTCACACTTGTTGCTAACTTTGTGCAGTCATAACAAATGCAAGCCGTCATTACATGATTAGATATCTTAAGAATTACATTGCTGATAACTTCGTAAAATCCCAGGAACATTTCTACACCGAACAGAATGTATGGGTCTTTTCCAGATGTATTACTGTTCGGAGAACCGCAAGAACCAAGGACATTATCGCATGCACCTGTGTGCCATGGCATTGTAACGATAGTGGTCTTTACTTCTGTAGAGCCTACCATTGTAGAACCGGTAGAAAATTTAGTTCCTCCATTATCTACATAAACTGCAGAATTATTGCTGTCATAATCTTCAATTTTTGTAATGATGACACGATTTGCTTTTGCATGAAGTCCTGCATTTGCTCTATCATCCGTCGGATTGCTACCACTTAAAGCTGTGGCATTTCCAATGGATACCGTGCTTCCGACCACCAAATAGTTTGCATCACTTTTGCTGATAATGATACGTTCCACATTATTTTCAACAACAGTCGCATAGAACCTGTTGTAATATCCTGTGCAACCAGACATGATTGACTGTGAATTCCGTGTTGCGAAAGCGACCTCAAACAGGTTGTCCATATGGTTTTTATCCTGTGCAGTTGTTCCACAATACTGTGTTCCTTTGGCTTTGAATCGTGTAATCATTCCATTGTGAGACTGATCATGCGCAGCGTTTACTCCGCTAATAGATGCAGCCTTTCCATCAGAACCATTTCCGGCCATATATTTAGCCTGTGCAACGAACGGTCTGACAGTCTGATCTGTACGGATTGCTGCTCCTTCCGGAAAGAAGCCTGCGTGATGTTCATCTGAGATAACAAGGCTTTCTCCATTTGCATCAATGGTTATGTTAATCCACTGAGTCAGATACAACATCCATGTATCTCTTTCTGTCCTGGAGAACTCATTGTCGATTCCCTTAATATATTCCACAATGAATTCTCCGGCATCATCTACATGACCATTAACTTCCAATCCATAAAAAACAGATTCGCCTTCAAAATCATTTCTTCCTCTTACTGTGTTCGTAGAAGGCTGTGCCACCATGCCTACAGCATCGAGAGTACGTGTGCCCGCCGACAATGGCGATACATCAAATGCACTATGATGGACCCCATATTTTTTTCCAGTTCTCTTGAGATTAAGAATGAATTCAGCCTGTTTGTTTTTTTCTCCCGCAAACATACTGGCGGCTTCCATAAGTGCCACGTCATTATTTATCAACTGTCGAAAGACAGCGTTAAACACATCTGCATGAGCAGGATCAGAAGTTTCTAATTCGCGGAGCTGATTGTTGAAAACAGCTCCAGAAATATCGAAATACGACATTTTCTACCTCCTTATGATAACATTTATCTATCATTATCCGATTACTTGTTACAAAATATCGAAATACGTTAGAATGTATCATCACACTCGAACACGCATTCCATGTCTGCATCTTTTCCTTTCTTCAAAAACGCTTTCATGGCCACCATATCCCCATCTGCATCATATAACCCAACTTCAGAAATATAAGTGTTTGCCAGCTCATTTTCTGCCAGTGTGCAGCGATATCTGATTTTTGTATCAGAAAGAACCTCATAACCATCAACGTTCTTGCGAAGCAATTCATGATGTAAGGTGTTCTGATCGGCACTGTGTGGTTTTACTGTTCCGCCCGAATCTACACCTCCATCGCCAAAAGCCATGCCTACAATCTTTGGGAGCGATGAAATCCCCGCTCTTGCTTTTACCATTTTTTTCTTAGCCAGTGTTGTAACTGTAGTCCCTGCCATTTAAAGGACCTCCCTTCCTGAATTTAGTTTTACGCTTCCATCTAGCCTACACGTTCCATCCAGTCTTGCGGCCCGTGAAGGAATAACCATTGTGACCTCTACTTCTTCTTCGTGTTTAACAGGCGCACGAATCCGAACTGTCTGCAGATATGGCGGCTCTCCTGCATCAAGCAATAAAGTCCCGTCTAACAAACAGTTGCCGTCCAGAATCTTATTACCATCACGCCAGCCCATAATTACCCTCTGTGTGCCTCTAAAATCAGCTTTCTCAGCATTAATCATATCAGGCAATGAAATACACTGTTTCGTTTCAAAAGCCTCCTGATTGCCGATAAACAGCCTATGCCCGATAAAAGTTTCCATCGGATACCAAGAATTGAGCTTTCTCGTTCCGTCCAGTGAAAAGTTTCCATCAAGAAAACCTTCCCACCATACAAAATCACTTCGTACGAAAAAGGAAGGCTTAAATATATTTTCATGATATACATCTGGAATCCGGTGAAAAATTCGATCTGCTATAAAATTCTCAGTTAAGACTGTATCGAATGGATAGACTGGGCGAAATTCTGTCGGATGCCAATGATTCAGATTGATACTGCCGTCAAGAGCATTGGAACCGTTCAGTATTCCGTCCCACCATGTGATCTGTGTCCTGTGTCTTATTCTGTTGTAAATAATCTGCTCTTTCAAAACGAATGTACAGATCATATCCCGGATTGTAAACGACAGGTGCTCCGGGTATCTCCGACTGATAATGTTATGGATCTTCCGTTGTGAAAACTGTCCGTCCTCGTCGCAGAAAATTCGGATTTGCAGCTTAACACCATTCCACCACAACTCACTCTCACAGCCGGTATAGGCTTTGATGATCGACTGGATAACCGTCTTTGACAGTTTTCCTGTCCCAGACCAGTATGCAGCCGCCGTTTTTCTCCGTTCTTCCAACGTTTCATCTGGCTCAGGTTCTATTCTAAGCGCCGGTTCAAATACCGTCGTAATTGTTCTTTCGTCCGCATTTGCCGGAAACTGATTATTCACAACTCTTTCCAGCCAGTATGCCATCAAATCCAGTGTCCACCCTGCGAATCGGTAATTTGCATCCATCTCTCTGAACTCAGTCCACCATTTCGGGCCATAGCTCACGATTTCTTCATATCCGCTCCGTTGCTGGTTATTAAAGATTTCCATTGACCTCCACCTCCCCGATTACCGGAACGTGGTATATATCGCAGGTGATATTTCTTTTTCCACCATTCACAAGCAAATTGTCGAAGTCTACAATATCTGAAATGTTGGATATTAAAGCTCCAACATTATTGTATCGGATAATAATTTCATCCTGTGTGGAATTCAACGCAAGTTCCTTCAAATATGCCTTAACTGCATTGGAAACACTCGCCTGAATACTGGTGTAGGTGCTTTCTGCTTTTTTTGTCACATCCAGTTTTATACTGATTTCCTGTTTCTTTGCTGCAACCGCAGTGAAGAAACATCCGAATGTCGCTTTCCCTTCTCCGAAGCCCTGTGCGCCGGGATCAATGGTATCCTGCACCAGCTTAACCACGCTTTCTGCCGGCTCCGTTCCCTCTGTGGAAATGATAATTCCGAGAACTGTACAATCTCCATTCCACAGTGGAACGGTTCTTGTACGCCCCACGCCCTGAATTTCTTCACACCACGACCGTATCTGCACCTTATTTCCGTTTTCCGCTGGTCCGGACAGCTTATCTATGTATCTGGATCTCGCAGAATCATCCTCTTCCATATCCACTGCCGGCACCGCAAGTTCTTTCAGAGTTGCACTGATAAGATTATCCACATCTTGGTCTGGAATAACCGGAAGTCCCGGAACCAGTGTGTTCATATCCGTTCCGGTTTCCTCTGACACAATCACCCATCTGTCGTTTAGCTTCTGTGTGGTAAAGAAATGATCGTCGCAGCTCATAAGATCGCCGACCTGTGGTTCCGCTCCTACGTATTCCACATAATAGGTTGCTGCCGTATCTGCCGGTGGATTTCTTTCCAAGCCACGCTCCATCATTTTTTCAGTCAGAACGTCGCCGGTGCAAGTAAGGATAGAAAGAATTTCGTTTACAGTGCGAAGGTCATTGAAAAATTTTGCCGTTCGGATGATATGGCCCGAGCAGGCATCCATATAAACACTGCCTTGATGTGTGTCTACGCCAAGCTCTGCGCCCATATCTTCGCACTCTGCCATCAGATAATCTTCTGTAATTTCATCAAGCCCAAGCTCTCCAATATTTTTAATCGCCATCCGCTATCGCCCCCTCTATCTCAATATCTCCATAAATTGTGCTTGCGACAAATGACACATGAACACTGTCGTGAGATATGATCTCATAGGAAAAATCCGAAACGCCAGTAATCCGTTCATCATAAAGCAATGCTTCCTCCAGCATTACCGGCATATCAGATTCCAGAAAATCATCTGTAAGTCCACTGTCATTTATCTTGTTGAAAAAATCACACCCATACTGGTCATCATAGATCAGATGTGCAAATCGGGTTGTTGACAGGATTTTCCAGATTGCCTGCACCACAGCCTCTTTTCCATCTATCATCCCTCCGATTCTTTTCCTCTCAAAATCCATTTTATAGGTGCGGTACACTTGGCTTGCCTCGTCAATATCATCCTCGTCAAAAGGGACACTGACAATTTCATCTAATTCTTCATCCATGTTCTCCCACCCTGTCCATCATGTAATAAGATTTTCCATTATTAAAGGCGAACATATAGAAATATTCGCCAACGTTTATAGGTTTCAACCTGTCTGGTATCGTCAAAGATATTGCCGACAGGTTAATATTGATGTCATTTTGCAATGTCACCTGCAAAGGGTCTTCACTCGTCACAATCCCTATCACTATTTTAGGGACATACGGTTGGATCATCTGCTGAATCAACTGCTTAATTGATGTAGCTGCCATAAATACCTCCTATCAAGTTTCTTTCAGCCAGACAGAATAGCAATATCCTGTGTTGTTTCCATACTTCACATGGTGCCAGCCATTTTTTGATGTCCCGTCACCTTTTACTGTTTTTCCGTATGGAATTGTTGTAATGATTGCTCCGTTCGGTTCCTTTCTCATATTGAGACCGCTCCGCGCTGTAACTTGGTAATTTTTATTCCAAGTATCATCCTGCTTTCCGCCGGATGAACCACCGTTTTTTTTCCAGTCGGGAACATAATTCAGTTTCAATTTCATCTGGTGCTTTCCATTCTCGAATGTATGGGTATCTTCGTCCACATACATCACTCTGGATAAACCTAAAGCACTGATTTTTACATGAACACAGCCACCAGAAATAACAGCTATGTCTCCGGTTCCCGTCCATGACAAAGACTGTGACACAATGCTCTTTTCCTCTTTGAATGTGGCTATCTTCTGATTCAGCTCCGTTGCTTTCGCATCATTGTCAACTGATTGCACATCTGCAAACTTGCCAATCTTCTTTTCCAAAGCTTTGTTGGTATAAGATTTCTTGGTTTTGTTTTTAGATGTCACCAATTTAATTCTGGTTCTGGTATCGTAAATGGATCTCGTTTGCTCATAGGATTCTGTATTTGTACTCACAGTCAGTTCTGGCATAGCATTCATGTCTTTTCTCTGCCAGAGATAAATTTTCCCTTTCTCTGATCGAACATAATACCGCCTGCCAGTAGACTTATACGTTTCACTCAACGCTTCCTGTATTACATCCCAGTAAGTTGCATTGGATTTTACAAGTTCCGATATTTTCTTCCCGGTATCTACTGCACTGCCAACCGTCAGACCGGCTCGTTTGCAACAATCTTTGAAGATCTGTGTTGCCGTTTTTTTCTTATAACTGAAAGAATCCTTGCTGTTACTGAGATAAATGCAGTTGTCCCATGCTTTCAATGTGAGCTTTCTGGCACTGCTCTTCGTTTCTGTCATAAGCAGACCGCGAAAAATCTCTTTGCCGTCCAGATACAGTACGCATGTCTGGCCGCTTCCGCAATCCACAGAAGCTCTTTTCATTGCGTATCCTTCCGAATCAAACAGTACAACACTGATACTTCTCGGTGCCGCTCCTTTCCTGCCGGATACCGTAACGGAAGAAATCAACTCGCTATAATCATAAAAGGTTCGTCCTCTGCC